ACCGTTCTCACCATATTGATAACAATGAAGCATTATGGTTGGCTGCTGCGACGAATATAGTATGGGTTGGCACTCAACCAGTGAAAGATATCTTGTATCAGATGAAAGCAACACACAACAAAGGAATTGACAGAGTGGTGTATTGGCATGGTGAAATGCAATTATGCATGGAATTGAGCAATACGAACTTAGCGTTGATAATGATGGAGGAATTGTCAACTAATTACAAAATAAATTGCTCAGTACTTGCTACAAGTGTGTTTTACAATGGCAAACTCGATAAAAAATTTTTATCATTCTTAAAATTGTACACCAAGACTAAAACAAACAATGTGGGAGTGGAAATTATTACCAATTCGGATTCTAAGGTGGAATTGGACGAGAAGGAGAATTTAAGTGAAAATTTTGACTCAGTAAACAAAATGTGTGAACCAAATTGTTGGGATTTAGTGTTGGGTCCAAATTGGCGAGATTCAAATTATACATTAGAAGAAAGTAAGTTGTCTTTTAGATTTGACAAGGTGTTGTCAAATGCCAACACGATGGCAGGGTTGAGACTAATTAGAGTGAGTACAGGTGTAATAGGAGTGTATTCGATAATGGATGACAAGATGTACTTAATGGTGTTAAAAGCAGGTGCTGAGAAAGAGGATTATAGTCTTAATTCAAATTTAAAGTTCAATGGTGGTGATTGGAGAGAATATATGTCACATAATACAATAAATGATGATTGGTGGGCATTGAGACCAATGTTAAACGAAAGATCAAAACAAATAATGGACAATGCTAAAACCATGGTGTTTACCGAAGGCCTGATGGGCGTAAGTATTAACAATGAACAGATGTTGCAAGATACATCAAGTTTTAATAGAGATTACGATTATAAATTTGAACCAGTCACGGAAATGTTCATGGGTAGGAATTTAATTATGGATTTAAGCCCGTTATGTGAAATGACCCCAAGTGATGTGATAAGCTTGTGGAATAATGTTGATTTAACTGATTGGTTAAACAGATATGCTCCGAAGAATAAAGGTACGGTAGTTAGCAAGGAGACAGCAATTAGAGTTATAGAATCTATTAAAACAAGCTTAACGAGATATCGATGGCTTCACGTCCGGTTTTAACTAAAGTGGTGTTTGAAGAAGAGCGTGCCGTTAATGGTAGGTTGTACTCTGTATTGGATTTGAGGAAAGGCAGAGTTAAACCAAAAACAAGTGTGGTGCACAACAATGTAATAAAAGCCTATTTCAAGTCCAATTGTCACGCAGTTATACAACAATTTAATAACAATAAATTGGTTTACAACACTCAAGCAACATTACAATGGCTGGCTGAACATAAACAAGTAGATAAGAATACTAGAGAGGTTATTTCGCTAATGTGTCATGAATTAATGGTTAAACCAATAAATGATGTAAACGTGCATCTAAAGTTGGAAGCACTTTTAAAAGATGAACCAATAGGTAATTGGAAAGAACAACAAAGTCGGATAATAGTTTGGCAACGCAAAGCTATAGCTGCTGTATTTAGCCCGGTCTTTTTAGAAGCAAAGAAAAGATTAAAATCATTACTGCGCGATGAAGTTATGTATGCTGATGGCTGCAAACCAAGTGACATCAATCAATGGTTAAGACATAGGAAAAAGAGTAATTACTTGTTCGAAAATGATTTAAGCAAGCAAGATAGACAAACAGATGAGAATATAATAGCAGTAGAAATGATGATATACAGAACTTTAGGAGTTCATGAAATTGTTATAAGTGTGTGGGCTCAAATGCATCGGCATTGGCGGTTTAAAGGAAAGTTTACAAGAGGTTTACTGGATAACATGAGAATGACTGGAATGGCAACAACTGCTTTAGGCAACGTAATTACAAACATGCAAACACATGCTGAGTGGGTTTTACAACAAGCTGATAACATCAATTTTGTGTTGTTGTTAGGTGATGATAGTTTAATTGGTCTGCGTGAAGTGACAGCAATAAGACCGTTGGCCAAATACACAGAGAAAAATTTCAATATGCAAAGCAAAGCGCACTTAAATGCCAATTTTGGAACGTTTTGCTGCATGACTGCTTACAAAGATGAAATGGGCATACAGTTAAGCCCTGATATAATAAGAATGAAATTAAAATATGAAGT